CACCCGCATCCCCTCGGCCTTCGCCGCAATCGCCGTCGACCCGCTGCCCAGGAACGGGTCCAGCACAACCCCGCCCGGCGGCGTCACCAGCCGCACCAGCCAGCGCATCAAGTCAACCGGCTTCACCGTCGGGTGATGGTTCTTGCGTGCGGAGGTTCGCAGCCGCGGGTTCTCGATGTCCTTCTCTCGGCCATCCGAGCGCCGCGCCGGCTCCATTCCCTCCAGCCCTGCTTCCCGTTCCGCCCGCGATGCCTTCGCCGTGTAGTAAAACCGCGACGCCCCGCTATCGCCGTACGTTGCATCCAGCACGTCGCCCGCTGCGGATGACGCGTAGCCCATGCCAGCTCCCGTGGTTGAACCCCGGCGAAGAACATGAGCCGAACCGGACTGTAGCTCCCCGCTCTGCGCGTCCAGCAACGCCGCCGCCTCTTCGTCCAGCACCACGTTCGCCGGCCACCGGCCCGTAATCTCTCCCCTCTCTAGGCGGCGACTGTAGCTGGCGGGACGAGCGGCGCCGAGCCGTCCAACGTCATTACCGGCGGGGCGCTGGCCGTCGGTGCGATTGCCGGGGGGGCGGGGAAGCCCATCGAGGCGGCAGCCATCGATATTCAACGCCCCCGTGCCGTGCGCCGCCACGTTCTTTGCCACCGTCCCTACCAGCGGCTTCCGCGCCAGCACGATCGGCTCGTACCCCGGCTTCAGCGCCGTCCCCCACCCCTGCCACGGCTCACTCTCCGGCGTGACATCGCAGATGTGGTCGAGCGGCTTCCGCTTGTCCAGCGGCGGCAGCCCCGTACCGAAGTGCTGCCCAGGAGCCAGGCAGGTATCCGTCGCCACCGCACGCTCTGCGTTTAGCGACTTCGGGAACCCCGACCCGAACAGCCACATCAGCGAATCCCGGATCTCCCAGCCCGCATCTTCAATCCCGCACGCCAGCCGGTGATACGTCCGCGGCCCACCGAACGCCACCAGGTGCGCCCCCGGCTTCGCCACCCGCAACGCCTCCGCTGCCCACTCCTCGCACCACGCCTGGAAGCCGCGGGCGCGAATAGCTGCCACGTTCGGAAACTCCGGGGCGAGGCATTTACAGTTCTTCCGGCCCCGCGCCGCGCGAAGGTCACTACCACGCTTGGACCCACCGCAATTACGACATGTAGGGTTCGTCCCGCCAAGGTACGCAGGACGCGGCAACCGCTCGGCGCCGTCAGCCAACACGACGTCGTTGAAGCCACCACTGAGTCCGCCAGCTCCCGCCGCCCATGGCGCGTCCCACTCCTTGCCCATGAACTCCAGCCCGTAGGGCGGGTCCGTCACTACCGCGTCCACGCTCGCCGCCGGCATCTCGCGCAACACCTCGCGGCAGTCGCCCAGCCAGAACGTCGCCTGCCCATCGTCGTGGTACGGCTTCATCGCTTGGCGTTCCCCAACCTCTGGCAGTCCGGGCAGTAGACCGTCCGCGCCGCCTCGGCTTCAAAGAGCCACCCGAGCTGCCGCGCCTCCCGCCGGACGCTCAGCCGCGGATATTGCGTGTCCGCGTCCACGGCTGGCCCCACCGCCAGGCAACCATCGCAGATGATCGACAGCTCGTAACTCACGCCCTCGGCCACTCCCGAACCCGCAACTCCTCCGGCCACTCCTCCGGGTTCCCACCCTTCCGATCCCGCAGGCGGATATCGGCCACCGCAACACCAGCGCGCAGCCCCACATCCCACGCGCGCTTGTGAGGCCAGGCCCGAGCATCCTCGTGGAAGTTGCCGTCCGCTCCGGCAGTCACGTACGGCCGGCTCCCCAGCTGTTTAACGAACACCGGCACCTCGGCAGCCTGGCACTGCCGCACGATGCTCCGGATCCACTCCACATCGCACGGCCGCGCGCCAGGGCCGCTCTCGCCACCCACGATCACCCAATCGATCGTTGCCCCTTCAACGTCGTCCCATCCGTCGAAGTAGCGGCCCGTCAGAACATTCGCCGCGAAGGGCTCGGCATCTGGGTGATCCATCCCTGCGAGGATGCTGTTCAGGGCCTCGTCATCGCGGCCCCGCAGCAAGCGGATCAGCCTGTCGCGGTGGGACTTGCTGTAGTCGATCGCCGTCAGGTCAATCGGCCCCAGCAACGGCTCACACGACACGAACCTCACCGCCGCCAGCGTGTCCAGCAACACCGGGATGCGCTTATCCGCCTGCTCCTGGTCCTCCGCGCTCACCCCGAGCCACACGTTCGGCAGGGGCCAGTCGGGACCAGCCCATACCCCCCCGGCTGGCGCGCCGAGGCCCCAGTACGTGAACGTGTAGCCGAGACCTTTGGCGGCCAGCTCCAGACGCACAGCCGGCATGAGGCAGCTCAGGTATTCCCGCATCCGCTCCGGACGCTTCGTGAGCACCTGGTAGGTGTGCTGCGGCGTCAACGCCATCACCGCGAACACCCGGTCGAGGAAGTCGTCAGGGATGTCCTCGTGGAACAGGTCGCTCATGCTGTTCACGAACACCCGCCGAGGCTTCCGCCAGTGCAACGGCGCCTCCAACCGCTCCGGATGCAGCTGCACCACCGAAAACGGCACATCGTACTGCGCCGGCAACGGGAGCTTCAGCCCCAGCTCCCGCGCCTGCTCAATAGCCCGCCGGTGAGCCAGTTTGACCCCGTCCGGGTGCGGCGCGTTCCCCAGGGCGACCGATGCAGCCTTGCCTTGGGCTACGAACCGCTGGTCGTGGAGCTGGTAGGCATAGCACCGGGCGCAGCCAGCCGAAACGCGCGTGCACCCCGTCACGGGGTTCCATGTCGCATCCGTCCACTCGATCCCGCTCTTCTCACTCATTGGTCCTCTCCCATTCCCAAAGGCCCAGCGCTCCTCGCGCCGGGACAGGGGTCTCCAGTGCCTCGACGTTCTCCAGGAACCACGCGAACCTCAGCGGCCCGTAGTTGCCGAACTCAAGCTCCGTCCTGCTCAGGAACGGCGCTGCGTCCTCCGTCGTTTCGATCCCAACCAGCTCGGCAACGGCCACGACCGCCGAAAGCGGCAATGGGCTCGGGAGCCGCCTCCCCAGCGACCACTGCTCCTGGTAGAACTCCTTTGCGGCCTTCGGCATCGTCTTCGCCGCGTGGATCGCCAGAGGGCCGCGGTATGCCGTAGCCCAACTGCGCGTCTCCACGCGCTTGATGCCCACAGCGACCGCCGAGGCCCACGGCTGCGTCAACGTCAGCGCCCTCATCTCGCATCCTTCTGTGGCCCGGCCGGCCACACGCCATCCCGGTGCCTCCCCAGGATGCCGATGAGCCGGTTGACCTCCGCCCGCGACTTGAAGCGGATGGCGAACTGCAGCCCATCGAGCCCCTTAAACAGCTCGAAGTGCAGAAGGACCGCCTCCGGCTTCCCCTGCCCATCGTCCTGGGGCGTCCACTCCGCCACTCCGTACGATGTGATCTCCAGCCAAGCGGGGAAATCGCGCAGGTTCTTGCCATGGAACTGCGGCTCTGGGATCGGATTCGTCATGCTGCCTCCTCGCCGTTGTGTACGTTGCGCACCTTGTGTACGTGCTCGGTCTCCCGGTCCTCTTCGAACCGCTTCACCTCGCGCTCTGAGGCCCGCCACGCCGCCCAGTAGAGCCGCGGCGGCTCGCACCGCATGCACCAGTTCCACCAGCCCGCCGCGTCGTGCTCGTCAGGCATCGCGCGCCTCCTGGACCGCCTTTACGCCCGCGTAGACGAGCGCGTCGACGATCTCCTCGTTGCGCTCCTTCACCAGGTCGCGTGTGTCGCTCCCGACATTCAGCGGCCCGTAACGCTCGTTGCCCAGCCTCAGCCGCTCGATCACCCAGCCGACCACGTCCAGCTCGTCAGCGTTCAGGGGGCCTATGGCTCGCAGCAGACCAGCCAGAGCGAGCAAACGTGGCCCCTCACCTTCCAGCTGCTCCACCCTCGCAGTGACGACCGCCTGCCGGAAGCCCGTCGGCCTCTTCACAGCAACCCTCCTTGCTCTCCCTCGTCGTAGTTGTCCTGGACCGGCACCGCCGGCCGCTTCTCGCTCTCAGCCGTCTCGTAGCCACACTCCTCGCACCATGCGAGCCGGTTCTGACGCCGCATCGGCGCCTCCTTTCCCCGCTTCCTGCAGTCCGGGCACAACGTCGGCTTCGGCCACGCGAGCGTCATGGCGCTACCGTGACCACGTAGCCCATCGACGCCGGCAGGCGGCAGTCACCCTCGGTGACCGAGTTTGGCGGACAGTAGGCGCGGCAGTCCGCACACCGGATGAACGACGCCCCTCGATTCCCGTGGCCCTGACGTTTCACGGCGCCCTCAATCACCCACGCCGCCTTCTCTCGCAGGCAGCAGTGGCACGCCGCACGGACCCATCGCGTCCCGTTCGTCCGCATCACGACCGCCACTCCACGAGCAATGCGATGATGCTCACTCCTAGCGCGATGATCGCCGCCACGAGCGCAACGTTTTCCATCAGTCCACCCCCCCGAACCTCGGGATCCGGCGCACGATCCGGCCGCCCGCTTGGTCGTCTTCGAACGGCACGGCCGCCACTTCCTCCCCGGCCGGCACGATCCCCTCGTAGTCGCTCTCCCGGTCCACGTGCCGCTCCTCCCGCCCCGGCCCCCGCTGCCGCATATCCATCCGGTGGCCGTCCGTCGGGTGCATCACAAAGACCGCCGGCGCCGCCGCCGAGTTCTTGCGCGCATCCCGCAGCCAC